GGAGAAAAGGAATAAATAATGCTAGGACGACTACTTAAACGGCAGATACAGCCGTCTGTAGTCTATACATCATCTGGCTACGTAGATTCGCTAGGTAGAGTAGGTAGAGCTTTCCAGGCTAACTGGTCAGGTACTTACGTCGATACTAATACAGCGCTAGGCGTACCAGCAATTTATCGCGGTGTTACATTAATCGCAGATGCTATAGGCGCACTAGGTCTACATAGTTACCGTAATGGACGTATCGTTAAACCAACACCGCAGATATTAATTAAACCTAATCCGCAAGAGACGCGCATCGAAACTATTAGCGCTATGGCTGCCTCTTTAATTTTAGATGGTAATTACATAGCTGTACTAGGTGAACGTGGCGCTAATGGCTTACCTGATTTCTTTTACCCTGTCGCTATCGATCGCGTAAATCTTACTCGCGTAGATGGTCGCATAGTTTATAGAATTGATGAGCAAGTTTACGAGGCAGACGATATATTACATATTAAAAACTTTACGTTACCTGGTGAGTTTTTTGGACGAGGAATAGTAGAGACACAAAAACAGGCAATAGGTAAAGAAATAGCTATTAATGAGTATGCATCGCGTTACTTCGATGGTGGCGTAAATCCTACAGCTGTAATTAAATCTGGTAATCCTGATTTAACACAGGAGGAGGCAGACGCTCTTAAAACAGCGTGGCTATCTATGTATAGCGGACGTAATCGCCAGCCTGCCGTACTAAATTCGACTACAGACTTTGAGATACTTTCATCTAACGCGCAAGAGTCACAATTAATAGAGGCGCAGATTCAGGGATTAACAGAGGCTGCTAATATCTTAGGACTACCTGCATATTATTTAGGAGCGCCTAATAGCTCTCGTACTTATGCTAACGTCGAGCAAGAGAATCTACAATTAGTACGTTGGTCAATACAGCCGATCGCAGAAAGAATAGAGCAGGCGTTATCGGAATTGTTAGTAAGAGGTCAGACAGCTAAATTTAATTACGACACGCTATTACGTACAGATACGCTATCGCGTTATCAAGCTCACGCAGTAGGTCTTACTAACGGCTTCTTAACTGTAGACGAGGTGAGAGATATGGAAAATAGAGACCCTATCCAGGGTATAGATGATGAGCCTATAGACACTATCGAGGCTCCAGAATATGACGAGGAGGATGAATTAGACGTATGAGTACTAATGAAATCCGCAGCTATGCATTAGATCTAGAAATCCGCGAGGATGAAAATGGAGGCCGTACCATTTATGGTATCGCTGTACCTTATGACAAAGAGCAACGCGTAAGCGGTGACACTACTGAGGTATTTAGACGAGGCGCTTTCGCTGACGTTATTAAGGCAGCCCATCGAGTGAAGCTATTAAGAAACCACGATTCTAAAAATCCAATAGGACGAGCTACGTTACTACGAGAGACAGATCAGGGGCTTTACGCAGAATTTAAGGTAAGCCGCACACGTGAGGGAGACGATGCGTTAGAGCTAGTAAAAGATGGCGCACTAGACCAGCTCTCAATAGGTTTTATGCCAATTAAAAACCGTAAGCGTACAGATGGCGTTATCGAAAGATTAAAGGCTCATCTAGCAGAGGTATCGCTAGTTACTTTTGGAGCTTATGGAGATCTAGCAACTGTTAACGGCGTACGCTCTCAGGAGCCAATAGGCACACCTCGACTCGATGCAGCTAAGGCGATTTTAGATGCCATACAGCATCGTAAATAATCATCCTGAGTGCGATGGTTACGCAGTCGTAAAAGACTCTAATAATGAGCTTATCGGCTGTCATAGGACAGAGGCGCAGGCGCAGGATCAATTAACAGCGGTAAATATAGCTGAGTATGGCGAAAGAGCTTTACCTGATAATTACAGACCTGCCGATAGTCCAGATGTCCCAGAGGGTCGTAACTGCGGTAATTGCGGTTTCAACGTCGAGGGATATTGCATTAAATGGGACGATGAGATAGCAGCTAATTATTACTGTAATGCCTGGCAGCCTATGGCGCAACGTCAGGAAAGCTATAAACCTACTGCATCTATGAGAGCTGAGGCTCAACGCGGATTAGACTGGCGTAAAGAATATGGGCGCGGTGGTACAGCTGTAGGAATAGCCAGAGCGCGAGATATCGCAGGTGGTAAATCTTTACCTTTAGAGACTGTATTACGTATGAGGTCTTTTTTTGCTCGTCACGAAGTAGACAAAAAAGGTAAAGGCTTTAGTCCAGGAGAGGATGGCTACCCTAGTAATGGTCGTATCGCCTGGGCTCTATGGGGTGGAGATCCTGGTAAATCGTGGGCAGATAACATAGCTAAGAAAAACGAAAATAGGACAGACAGAGCCTTAGCAATACTAAAACTATTACGCAAAATATAGTAAGATATTCATAGAGTAAGACACCTCGATTTAACAGGTGCGACACCTCGCATAATGCGACACCTCGCCACGTTACAGATCGACACCTCTACGACAAATAATTAACTTTTATTCTAGGAGAGTAAAACGTGGGAAATAACTTTTTAGACGGTCTACGCGAAAAGCGCGAGACCAAGACCTCTATGATCCAGACGATCGTAGACCGCGCCGCAGATGAAACTCGCGACGTGACAGAAGTAGAGCTAGCTAATATTGAAGCTCTCAATTTAGAAGTAAAGAAGCTCGACGAAAGAATCGAGCAGATTTCAGATATGGAACTACGTAACGCTAAAGCTGCAGATCTAGCCGCTAAGGTAGATAGCACAAAGCCAGCTAGCGAAAAGCGCGAAGCTATTAAAGTAGTTAGCGAACCTATTACATATTCACAGCGCAGCGAGTACAGCTTCCTAAGTGATGCTGTTAAAGCTCATTTCAACACTGACGTAGATGCAGCGGATCGTATTCGCCGCCATCAACAAGAGATGAACGTAGAGTATCGCGCAGCTGGAACCTCCAATTTTGGCGGTCTAGTAGTACCACAGTATTTAGTAGATCTATACGCTCCTAAGCTACGCGCTGGTCGTCCGTTCGCAGATGCATCACGTCGTCACACGCTGCCACCGCAGGGTATGTCGGTCGTGCTGTCTCTAATTGGCACTGGTACAGGCGTCGCCGCTCAAACTTCACAAAACACAGCGGCTGTATCTACAGATCCTCAGGACAGTACACTTACAATTAACGTAAATACTGTTGCAGGTCAAAACAGCGTTTCCAAGCAAGCTCTACTACGTGGATATAACCTAGAGTCGATCGTATTGACTGACTTGATGCGTGCATATCACACAGAGCTAGATAACTTGCTCCTTAATGGAACTGGATCTAATGGACAACCTCTAGGAATCCAAAATATGACTACAGGAATCTTAGTAACCTACACTGCTACCACTGGTACAGTCGCAGGTCTATATCCAAAGCTCGCAGATGCGATTCAACAAATTCAGAGCAATATCTACGCATCACCTAACGCGATTATTATGCATCCACGTCGTTTAGGTTTCCTACTTGCTGGTCTAGATGGTCAGAGTCGTCCGCTAGTCGTACCGACTGCGTATAATCCTGTAAATGCCATTGGCTCAGGTGAGGGATACCCTAACTACGGTAATAACTCAGGTTATTCAATTCTCGGTCTACCAGTCATCACAGACGCAAATATCACTACTGCGGCTGGAACTGGTACTAACCAAGACACTATCCATATCGTCGACCTCAACGAGTCTCACCTATTCGAGGAGACTGGTAGTCCGACATATGTTACGTTCGAGGAACCTAATGGAAAGGTCGCGCTAAATATCGTTATGTACGGTATGTTCGCGTATACCTCTCTACGTTATCCTAAAGCGTTCGCACAAATTAACGGAACTGGATTAGGTACACCTAGCTTCTAGTGCTAATAAAACCATCTGGGGGGCTACGGCCTCCCAGTGGTTATAACCATCCAGGATCTAAGGGGCGTGCTATGAGTGATATTAGAAAACACTTTAGTAATGACCTATTCTCGAAAATACCTGTCCCTATTGACGATGAGGCTCCTGGATGGCTATAACTAACGGTTACACGACGCTTAACGCGATGAAAACTTTTTTAAGTATTACAGATAGCTCAGACGATACATTATTAGAGGGACTTATTGAGTCTGCCTCTCGCAGTATTGATCGCATAGCTAATAGACGTTTTTATTTAGATAGCACTGCCTCGGCGCGTAAATATCGCGCTTATAGTGAGCTATTTACTTACGTCGATGATATTGGAACGTCTAGCAGTCTCGTAGTTAAGATAGACGACGATGGAGATGGCGTCTTTGAGACCACGCTAACGGTGGATACAGATTTCTTACTAGATCCACTTACGGCCTCATCTTTAGGTAGACCTTTTACTCAGCTGACAATGGTTAACACTACTTATGTCTGGCCTATATTCCCTGGACTCTTTAGTAATGGTCTGCGTCCAGGTGTTGAGGTTACTGCTAGATGGGGATGGCCTAGCGTCCCAGATGACATAGAGACAGCCTGTCAGATACTTACAGCTGACTTATATAAACGTAAAGACTCTCCAGGCGGCATCTTAGGTCTAGGAGATTTAGGAGCTGTTCGTATGAGTCCTCTAGGTCGAGACGTTACTGCGATGGTAAGAGCTTATAAAAAAGAGGTCGTAGCTTAATGGTTCCATCGACAGTACGCGCTAATCTTAAAACGCGACTAGCAACTATTACAGGCTTAAAGACTTACGATTATATTCCAGACTCTGTTAACGTCCCAGGTGCAGTAGTAGGTCAGTTAGATCTCAATTTTGACGCCACCTTTAATCGTGGTTTTGATAACGCTACCTGTACAATACTTTTAATTGTAGGACGTATGAGCGAGTCAGCTGGACAGACAAAGCTAGACGGTTATCTAGCGTCAACAGGTTCTACCTCGGTGAAAGCCGCGATCGAGGCAGATGCAACACTTAGCGGCGCTGTCCAAACCCTGCGCGTAACATCCGCTACCGCTGGATCTGTACAGGTGGCTAGTATCGATTACCTTGCGTATCGGTATAATGTCGAACTGATCGGCTAAATAAAAGGAGAAATAAATGGCGATCTTTATGGGTAATAAAGTAGCTGTAGTCGCAGGCACTACAACTATTACCACTTTCGTTAGCGCGGTCAGCCTGTCGCGAGAAATTGACGCCGTAGAAATTACGGCTATGACTGATTCAGTACAAAACCTAATCGGTGGTATTGAACGTCCTAGCGTAACTTTAGAGGTGTTTAACGATTTTGCTGCATCTAGCGTAAACTCAATTTTTGAGGATGCACTAGGTACAAAATTAGCTATTCAGCTAATCCCAGTATCAGGCACAGTAACAGCGACTAACCCTCGCTACTCTATGTCTGTTTTGGTTGCTCAGTGGCAGCCAATTAACGGAACTATCGATAGTCCAATGACTGCATCGATTACGCTTCCAGTAACTGCTCTTACAAAAGCTACATCTTAATTAACTAGGATAGGGGACATAAATGGCTACGCAATTAATTAAAGTAACTAAAAAAGACGGTAAAGAGGTAAATTACGAGCTTACGCCAGCGGCTAAGGTGGCTTTCGAGAGTCACTTTAAGACTGGATGGCGTAAGCGACTAATTGAGGATCAGCGTGAAAGTGATCTATGGTGGTTCGCGCATTATCTGATAACCGCTAAAGGTGAGACCACAGCTGCTCTAGATGACGATTTCTTAAATCAATATAAAGACGTAGATTTCGTCATTGACTCAAAAAATGGATAGACCGACGCGGCGACATATGGGAGGTCGCAGCTGTGTCGGTAGCGACGAGTATCTCACCTAATGAGCTACTAAAATGCGACCCTGCTATATATGCAGCTATAAAGTTTATACTGCAGGAGCAGGCTCAGGCGCGTAATAAACCGCGTTCGATGAAAGGGAGGCGCTAGTGGCTAGAGCTAGTGAGTCCATACTAATCGCTGACTTTGATAAATTAGTAAAAGAGCTAAAGGCTATTAATCCTCAATTAAGAAAAGATTTTAATAAGGGTCTTAATGAAGCTGTAAAACCTATGCAGCAATTAGCTAAAACCTTCGTACCTGGCTCTATTCAGTATCAAGATAGAGACGTATTCGCTCAACAGCCGCCAGACTACTCATCCCCTGCCTGGATAAATGACAAAGTACATAGATCTAGGGATCCTCTACGCTGGACGTGGCAACCTGCAATAGTAGCTAGAGGTATAAAGATTAGACGCACTACTATTAATAAGACGCCTTTTGGATATAACAAAGTAGCAGTCGCAGCTCTAGCTTTAGTTAACAGCACGCCAGGAGGCGCTATTTACGAGCTAGCAGGATCTGGTAAAGAGACCTCGCAGGCTAAGACAAAAAGCGTATCGCGTAACTATAAGGCTCAGGATGATTTTAGAATTTTCTTTCCAAAAGTAGCAGGCGCTCCAAAACGCCTTATTTATAAGGCTGAGGCTATATTAGGCGATAAGGTTAGAAATGAAATTACTAAGGTAATAGACCAGCGCTTATATAAGTTTATAAGAGGTGTTAAATAATGGTAATGGGTCGTAAAGAGGTAGCAGTCGATTTTATTACGCGACTAAAAGATAAAGGCTTTAAGGATTTAGATAAGGCTACAAAGAAATCGCAAGCACTATTAACAAAATTTGGAAAGGGACTAGGCCTTACTTTTGGCGCTGTAGCTATTGGCGCTTTCGTAAAAAAGTCTGTAAATCAATTCGCAACCTTAGAGAAATCTACTAAGCGCCTAGAGTCTGAATTAACTAATTTAGGTCTAGCTTTCGCTTCTTCTCTGGCTAGTGATTTTACTCGCGCTTTATCTCTGTCGTCAGGTGTCTCTCAAAATGAGCTAAATCCAGCTCTACAAAAATTAATCCAGACTACATACACGCTTACAGACGCCCAGAAATTATTAAGTCTATCTACTGAAATTAGTAGACAAAAAGGATTAGAGTTAACTGACGTTAGTAATGCCCTTTCACGCGCTTTTGTCGGTGATTATAAAGCTTTAGTAAAGCTGCGTATAGGTTATGAGACGGCTGAGCTAAAAGGTAAAGATTTCGCTGACGTACTAAAAGAGCTAGAGGCTGATTTCTCGTCTAAACAGGTAGACACTTTCGCAGACAAAATAAATAAACTAAAAATAGCTTTCGAGCAGACTCAGGTAGCAGTAGGTAAAGGATTTGTCGAGGGCTTGGAGGCATCTGGGCTTAGTATTGAGGAAACTCAAGAAAAGATGATAGCTCTGGGAGAGGCTTTTGGAACAGCTCTAGGTAAAGCTGTAGGTCTAATAGATAGGGTGTCAAGTAAATTTAATGAGCTAGCAAATAGCAGGCCTGTCCTAGCGCTATTTGATTTATTAGATCGTCTAGCAGGAATAGATTACGGCGATGCAGGTAGAGCCGCAGATGCTAAGCTCAAAGCTGATTTAGCCGCAGGTGCATTACAAAGAAAAGCATTACAGGATCAAGCTAAATTAACACAATTAGCTAAACAAGAGGCAGGTCTAGCTAAATTACGAGCCGCGGAGATAGCTAAATTAAAGCGCGAGGAATTAAAGAGAGCTGCAGAAAAGAAGCGTAGCGCAGAATTAGAAAGACTACGTAATGCTATTTCCTTTAAGTTCGATATAGATGCGATTAATTTACAGGCAGCATTACGTCGTCAACTATCACAGACAGACAGAGATCGCGTACTGCAACTATCAGCGCTAAAAATTTCAGATTATCAGACAGACGAGGAGGCTATTAAGACTCTACAGGCTGCTACTCAGGGACGCTATAACGACGCGACAAATTTAGAGAAGGTGTTACAGTTATTAAAGGCCGCAGGATACGCAGCAGATAAAACGGCTATAGACGCCTTAGCAGCTCTTAAACCTGATATTAAATTTACAGATAACCTAGACGATATAAAAAATGCCTTAAAAGCTCTCATAGAGGGTAAGTACACTATAAATATAGGCGCGACTATTACGATGCCTGCTATACCTGGTATTACTAACGGTGGGACTGTTACGGCTAAACCTGATCCATCAAGGGTAAGAAAATACGACGAGGATACGAGTAAAGATTTAGAGCCTGGTAAACCTCCTGTTGTTAGACCTCCTTATATTGATTTACCTGGAGAGCAAGCTGGCGAACCTTTTAAGAGACCTTTTGTACCTGATTTAGGAAGTTTTAGATTCTTTGAGGAAAATGAAGATAGTTCTTTAAGAAACCTTTATGATAAAACCTCAGTACCATCTAATTTTGACGTATCATCGTCTAGGTATTTTGAGGAGACAGGCCGCAGCGCTAGAGGTATGGCTACGCCATCGTTTTTTGATCCTGCAGGGTTTAGAGCTAGAGATGAAGGCGTCACAATAAATGTAAATGTCCAGGGATCAGTAGTAGCTCAAAATGATTTAGTAGCAGCTGTAACCGATGCTGTATATGCGACACAGCGGACAGGTAATAACATACTCTTAGAGGGTATCTAATGAGTACAGGCGCGATATTTACCTGCACTATCGACTTTAGCAACGGCGCTAACTTTGACCCTAGTCTAGTACTTGATGATCCATCCACACCGCTAGACCAGTCTGTATTAGGTACTAGCGCATCTGAAATCGTAGACGTAAGCCAATACGTGTTACGAGCTGGTATAAGACGAGCCTATAACCGTACCTCTGACAGCTTTACCGCTGGTAATGCTGCAGTGCGTTTAATTGACGAGACAGGTTTATTTAATCCTGCCAATACGAGTAGCGCTCTATACGGAAAAATTTTACCGATGCGTAAGATACGTTTTATAGGTACGTTCGCAGGCCAGGAATACGCTTTAGGATCTATGTATGTACAGTCGTGGAAATACACTTCTCCTACAGGGTTTGACCCTGCCTTTGTCGATCTAAACTGCGTCGATGGATTTCAACTATTAAACCTTGCATCTGTAGGTACTGTTACAGGCGGTACGGCTGGACAGACTACAGCGCAGCGCATTACTAGCATCTTAGACGCCGCTGAGTGGCCTGGCGGTATGCGTGCTATATCTACGACCAGTACCACTACGGTACAGGCTGATACAGGTACTACTAGGACAGCCCTAGCAGCCTGTCAGACGGTCGAGGCTACAGATCTAGGAGCCTTTTATATTAACCAGCAAGGCTACGCCACCTTTAAGTCTAGGCAGGACATAATTACAGCCTCTGGCGGTACGTCTACTGTCTTTAGCGACTCTGGTCTACCAGGCACTATTACATATCAAAAGGTAGCTTTCGACTTATCAGATTTTGGACTTATAAATAGCTGCACTGTTACACGCACTGGCGGTACGCCACAGACCGTAAATAATCTAGACAGTATCGACACATTTTTTAAGCATACTCGTAACCGTAGCTCGATAGCGCAGACTGATACGGATGCCTTAAATCAGGCACTTATGATCGTAGCAAGTCGCCAGGAGGTAGGAGCAGACCTACGACTAGAGGCTATAACTTTAGATGCATATGATGGAGCAAGTTCAAGCCGCGTTACTGCAGCTTTAGAGCTAGACGTCTATGATCCGATTACTGTTATACAGGTACTGCAAGGTGGTAACGTAGAGAGCGATACCGTAATTACTGGCGTCTCTTACGACATTACCCCTAATTCGTTTAACACTACTTTTACCACCGCGCAACCGTTCGCGAGTGGCTTCGTGCTAGACTCTCTAGTAGATGGCCTACTGGATGAGGACTCGCTCGCTTACTAAGGAGATATAAATGGCTGCAGGTTTAGGATTTAAGACGTTTAACACTGGTGAGGTGTTGACCAGTGCGGACGTCAATGGTTATTTAATGCAAGGTGTCTTAGTTTTTGCTAGTGAAGCTGCAAGAAATGCCGCTATAACGTCACCGCAAGAGGGACAGTTCGCATACACAAAAGATAATAATAGTCTCTGGTATTACACAGGCAGCGCGTGGGCAGCTAGTGGCGCAACAGGTGATATAGAGGGCATAACTACAGGTACAGACTCAGGTTTATCAGGCGGCGTTACTAGCGGTACAGCTGTACTTAGATTAAAACTAGAGTTTGATGCAGAAACAGGCACTACATACACCTTAGTGGCAGGCAACCTTAATCAGCTAGTAACACTAAATAACGCTAGCGCAATTACTTTAACTGTACCGCCTAGCGTTTTTAGCGCAGGTGATGTAATAAACATAGCTCAGATCGGAGCAGGCCAAGTAACGCTAGCGCAAGGCGCAGGTGTAACTATTAACTCAACAGGTGCAACAGCAACAGCACCTAAACTACGCGCAAGATACAGCGCAGCTTCTATCATCTGCACCGCCTCAAATACTTTTTTGGTCGTAGGAGATATTGCTTAATGAATATCTTGGGCATTATCGCCAGTTCT